CCACCAGAGCCAATAATATTCTTTGGTGCGTCTGTCATGCTTGTACCTGCTGAGTATCAATAGCACCACTTATAACAACTGATCCTGTGACTATTTCTCCATAAACTATTGGAACGGGAGTACCTGCTCTTGATGTGTTTTGAGTTCCAGAAAAACTAAATGATAGCTGTGGATCTTGTTCAGATTTAAACTCAGGTAATTTAGGTAAAGGAAATAACATATCACTTACACCTGATAAAACTAGAGCACCACCTAAAACAATACTAGCTTTTACAAGTCCAGTTGCCGAAGCAAAACCTGGTGCATAAGGAACCATAGCAGGATTAAAAAAACTTGCAAAAGTTATTCCACCAGTTGCCATTCCTATTCCAATCAAAGCTGCACCTAATAATACTTTTCCTGTGCTGCCAGCACCACTGATAACAGGAACTATATGTATATCTTGCTGTCCTATTGGGTGGTGTATTTCTTCTTCATTTACGGCATAATCACCAACTTTGACTTGATAATATTGAGGATTCATATATTTTTCTACTTGCGGAAAATTGTTAACAAGAAAACTAACTGCTTTTGCAAGACTATCTACTTGTATTTCAAATTCTTTATGCCCCACAAACTGAGCAAGTTCGCCATATATCTTCAGTTTACGCAACATAACGATACCTCCCTCCTGTACATTTTAATAACCATTGAGAATAAGGCTCTCTACAAGATAGTCTATCGGTTAAATGATGTAAAACATCTCCATCTAAGAAAATAGCTACATGATTTAAACCAGGAGATCCAATAGACATTAATAAAGCGTCACCATTTATAAGTTTTTCATCTGGTCTAAGTTCTCTAAAGCCCGTTCTCCAAGCACAACTTTGAAACAAAGGATTTAATATAAACTCTTCTGGTGTTGTTGGTCTATTCCAATCTTTTAATTCAATATTTTTTTCTTCTTTATACCAATCTCTAACTAAACTCCAACAATCGGTTACACCCCAAACCCACGGCCTACCAAGTAAAGGAGGTTTATATCCACATGGTTCACAATATCCCCATTGTTCTGTTTTTGGATTAACAATATGCCACGGAAGATTACTTTGCTCGCAACTAATTTTATCTGCCTGACTAGGAACAGGTGGTGTTACAGGGTGACTATGAACAACGGCTGTTATCTCTCCTGTATTATCTGCTTTTACATAATCTTCTGGATCAATAATAAAACA